CGTCAGTTACGTCATCGCCTTTGGTTGTAATTCTGAAACTATTGCTGAATACACTTGCTGTAACATTCCAACCGTCGTAATACAACACAAACTTTGTATTGTTAGCAGGATCGTCTTCAAAAGGATTTACAGTTTGCCCAGCATCTACTTCCCACAATTTATAATCATATTCGACTACATCTCCTGCATTGTAAGTTGTTGATACATTCCATAAGTCATATGTGCTTTCTTGTGTATTTCGTTGATAGTCTGTTCTAACAGGAGTACCTACCATTGTTGTTGTACCCCCTACATTTTGAACAGTTCCTTCGATTTTAAAAGTTCTTGTTTGATTTGTAGTAGGAGATTTACCAATTGCCTTTATTGTAAAAAACCAAGATTCATCTGTTGCAGGTTGAGGTAATGTTCCGTCAAATAGTACATCAGTTGTAATAGAGGATGTAGTTGTTGAGGTTGTTGCTTTTAGTAACCCAGGATTACTAATAGTAACTGTATTGCCTGTGTCTGTTACATTAACTGTACTGTCGCCTACAAGTGTTTTAAACTGGAATGTATTTCCTGTTCTGCCAGATAATATTTCGACTTCATTACCGATATTTTCTGCTGTTATTTGATCACTGATAGTAATATCACTAGCGTTTTGTGTTACTGTAATACCAGCACTACCATTTAATTTACGAAACTCTGCATCACCGGTAAACACATTTGTTTGTGCATAAAGTTCAGATCCGTTTCCTATGTTAGCAAATGTAACTGTTGTTGAACTACCAGATCCGTCTATATCACGCCAATTATTGATATCCGCAAAAAATGCTTCTACTTTATTTGTATCTGTATTATATCTTAGGCGGCCTACTTCTCCAGTTGATCTATCTAGTGTACTGCCGGATGGAATTTTTACACTTCCTGTTCCTGGTATAACTGTGTTATCAGCAAGTCGTGCAACAATATCTCCGCCGGCACCCGTTGAATTGTTAATTACTATTTGATTTACTGTTCCGTATATTCCACGAGTAACCGATTGATTGCCATTTTTAACAACAACGCCATTTGTTTGTAACTCTGCTAGAGATGCTATAAAGTTTGTAAGTGTAAGCGCCATTGGGTGGAAATCGAACATTGAGTTTGTATTAACTAATCCAACATCTTTTCGAACAAAACTAGAAATTATATCTGTTCTTACTACAATATCATTTGTACCCAGTGTTAATGCTAATTGTTCTGACTCACTATTAACTACATGAACAGTGTTACCAGTTGTAGTTGTATTATTGTTAATAATTGTTGTATTATTACTTCCGCCCGACGAAGACTCGGTTGTTGAAAATGTCGGTAAACTGCCTGCATTATATCCAGGATTATTTGTTATTTCTTGTGGTACTGTACCATCGCTGACTTGCTGATCTCTTTGTTCAAAAACTTCTCTGTAACCTTTAATATTACCACAGTAGTCGTATATAGGAACTTGATTACTACTAGTAGGAAGAGGCTCGTCATCTTTATCTAGTATAGATAACAACTCGTCGTCTAAAAGTAATTCGAATATATTATTATAATCTTCTACTTCTCCAGTGTCTGGATCAATGTATTGCACAGGATATCCGGCTAAATTGTCGTATATACTTTTTAAACTATTTGCAAGATTTGCATTGTTAGACATATTACCGCTTTTTGGATTGTGTAATACTCCTACACGGTTACTATTTTTACAACCAAAGTCAGGTAAACTAAAACTACTACCACCTAGGTTATAAGCACCAGTAATATTATTTTCAAAATTAATTAAGTTTGTAACAGATCCACGTAGTGCTTCGGCTTGTGCTACAAGACTAGCAACTTCATTTAACGGAAGTGTTCCTGATAACACACTGTCTATTTTTCTTCCAATATCATTTAAAAAGCCGCCGACAAATGCACTAGGATTAAAATCTTGTCCACATAATGTACAACTAACATCAGGTAACATTGAACCAATGTCGTTCATTATTTTTTGACCTGGCCCTAAAAAACTACCAAATGCTCGTTCTAGCATATTAGGAATTGCAATTGGATCAACTGGCTGTCCGCAAAAGTTTAGCATACTTGCTACTTGCTGTGCTTCAGATAATACTAGATTTGCACGGCCAATGACATTATCAAGTTTAGTATGATCCATAAAATCATTTAATGCATCTTCTACTTTTTCAATAGCATCATACACTTCTTGTTGCATGTTTAATGGATTTTGTATTAACGATTGTAAACTACAACTTAATCCAAGTTGTAGGTTCGGTAATTTAACACCATCGCCGCTTAACATTCCGCAAAGCAATTCACGCATAGTAAAACTATATTCGGCACTAACTGCAATTTTTGCTGCATTCGTACCTGCACTAACTTTACCACTTAAATGATGTTTACCATCTAAGTAATCATTTGCATTTTGTAAACCTGATTTAAAATCTGTATAATCTACCATTGTTAACTTCCATTGCCTGCACGAACATTAGGACTTGCTGTTGTTGCTTTAGGATTACCATGCGGGTGGCCTTCGTGTCCTATTTGTCTAAAAAGCCTGTCCGGAGATGCAGGATCATTTAAAACTATTACAGGCATAGAGTTGGCACGAACTTTACCTTTGGTAATTGTTGCTTTTAATGCGCCGCCGGTGTGTGTATTAACATCGTCTTGTATACTGACAAAGCGAGAATTAACACGCACATTATTGCAACGTGTTTTTGTTCTCGCTCCGCAATCTCTCGAATCGTTTTGTCTATGGATAGGTCTGTGTGCCATACTACTATTTATAGTATGAGAGATGCCTCTGCTTTTGCTATTCCAGTGGTAGATTCTAAATAACTATTACCAAGAGTATCAATTGGTTTGCTTACTGCAACAATTTGACTTTTGTTAATAACAACAGGTGTGCTATCATGTGCATCAATACTCATTAACCATGGAATAAGCATTGCTTGTCCATTCGACGGGTTGAGTGTTAGCACTGTTGGCTTAACAACTTTTAGTTCGCTTCCTGTATCGGCATCAAAGCGAGTTACTAATTCTTCTCCTGTACTGAGTTTAATTGTAACTGTGTCACCTTTTTTAAAGTTTGAAATCACCAACATCTAATTTAATATCTCCAATAAGTTCACGGACGTATTCTGGCTGTAATCTTTGTAGTGCCATACCTCCGCCTTCAATTAATAGTTTACCTTTGTGATAAATTTGTGGCATTGTTCTATGACCTTCTGCCATCAAAAACTCACGTGCTTCATTATTTTCCATAATATCAATTACTTCGAAATCAAACTCGTGCTTTTCTAAGTATTGTTTTGCAATTGTACAATACGGACAATTTGGTTTACTGTAAAGTGTAATCATTCGTCCATCAACTTTTTCATTAACTTGGCTTCTTCAGCCTGTTTTTCAATTGTCTTTGGGACAAACAAAAAGATAATACCAACAAGTAGTGGACTAATAAGTGCAGCGGCAATAGCCCAGCCTGCCGCATTGCGTCCTTTAGACTCTGCCCACTTGTAAATTAGGTATACGAATAGTGCCCAAAAGGCAACGGTTAATAGTAGTTCCATTATAAACTAAATCCTTTAAATGTATCTTCTGTTACGTCTTGTTTTGTACCACCGTTTACATAACTTGTAATTTCTGTTTCTTGTGGTGCAACTTGTACGTCACTTCCTGCAATCCATTTTTGTGTCCAAGGCAACGGGTTAGTTGTTACATTGTAGATTTTAGGAAGTCCTGCATTGTTCATACGCTTCATTGCAATATGTTCAATGTATTCGCTGAGTAGTTCTTTGTTAAGACCTAGCATACTACCGTCTTTAAACAAATAGTCAGCCCATGCTTTTTCTTGATCCACTGCATCAGTAAACATTTTGATACATTCTTCTTCTGTTTCTTTTGCTATTTCCGCAAAAACGGGATCATCTTTTTTAAGCGTTTTAAGAAGTAACTGTGTACTGCCCAAGTGCAAATTTTCGTCACGAGCAATAAACTTAATGATTTTAGCATTACCTTCCATCTTTTTGAGTTCGGCAAACGCCCACGAGCAAGCAAATGATACATAGAAACGGACTCCTTCTAAGATATTTACACTCATAATAGCAAGCCAAAGTTTCTTCTTAAGGTCACGCAAATCGACAACAACTTTCTTACCATTAACTGTATGTGTACCTTCACCTAGTAGATTATAGTATCCTGCTGCTTCAATAAGGTCATCATAATACTTTGAAATATCTCCTGCACATTCTAGGATTTCCGGAATGTCCATTAGTTCATCAAAGATAACACTAGGATTGTTGTACACGTTACGAATAATATGTGTGTAACTACGACTGTGAATTGTTTCACTAAATGTCCAAGTAATAATCCAATTTTCTAGTTCTGGCAAACTTACAATACTGCCAAAACTTTCCGCTGGTGCACGACCTTGTACACTGTCTAGTAGAATCTGACGCTTTAAGTTACTAGTAAAAATATGTTGCTCGTGTGCTGTAAGATTTTTAAAGTCTTTGCCATCACGGTATGTGTCTACTTCTTCTGGTCTCCAAAAGAATCCTAATTGTTTATCTGTAAATTTATCAAAACTAGGATACTTCATAGTATCGTAACGTTGAATAGTTACACCTCCCGATGGATCAAGAAATGCTAAGTTTTCAGTATGATTACTTTTATTTGTTACGTCAAATACACTCATTGTTTTTCCTTATATCACGCAGCTTTCACATGCTTCGTCTTCGTTAATTACAATATCATTATTTTCTACATTAGCAGAATTATCTAGTTTGTCAATATCTATTTCACCTGCACCGTCATTTGTGTTAAAGTAATACAGTTGTTTACCACCGTACTTGTAAAACATCATCAAATGCTGTAACATAGTTGACATTGGAATTTTTTCATCGTCGTAGTGTGCAGGGTTATAACTTGTGTTTACACTGATGCCTTGGTCAATGTACTTTTGTAGCACAGCCATAATCTTCAAATAACCTTCTGGACTTGTTTGATCCCAAAGTAATTCATACTTGTTTTTAAGATGATGGATACCAGGTACAACCTGCTTTAGTACTCCGTGTTTTGATTGCTTAACACTTACCAAACTGCGTGGCGGTTCAATACCATTTGTAGCATTTGAAATCTGTGCACTTGTTTCTGCTGGCATTAGTGCCATTAGTGTACTGTTACGAATACCTGTTTCACGTAGTTGTGCTCGTAGTGCATCCCACTCCATACGTTCTTGCGGTGCTACTAGTTCATCCACATCACGCTTGTATGTGTCAATTGGTAGTACACCATCATGATATTTTGTTTGGTCACTCCACAAGCAAGCACCTTGTTCTGCTGCTAGGTCTGCACTGGCTTTGATTAGATAGTACGACCACGCTTCTGCATACTCGTCAATCATTTCTAAGTCTGGATCACTGTATGTCATACCATTACGTGCTATCCAGTATGCAAGGTTAATAATACCAACGCCAAGTGGACGTCTGCCCATTGTAGCCATTTTTGCTGCAATTACAGGATAGTTTTGATAACTTAACAGTGCATCAAGTCCACGTACTGCTAGTTTACAAATACGTTCAAAATCTGCAGGCTTACGAACATTACCCCAGTTAACAGCACTCAGTGTACACAGTGCAATTTCACCATCCGGATCATTAAAGTCGTTTAGTGGTTTTGTTGGTAAGTCAATTTCACAGCACAAGTTACTTTGACGCACAGGTGCTACTTCTTGTTTAAACGAACTGTGCGTATTAGCATTGTCTACGTTCATCAAATAAATGCGTCCGGTATCTTTGCGTTCACCCATGAACTGACTAAACAGATCTAGTGCTTTGATTGTTTTCTTACGTAGTCTTGTGTTGCGTTCTGCACGTTCGTATAGTTCTTTAAACTTGTCTTGGTCTGCAAAGAATGCTTCATACAATCCAGGAACATCGCTAGGTGAAAACAGTGTAATGTCACCGCCTGAGATAAGACGTTCGTACATCAATTTGTTAAACTGTACACCGTAGTCCATATGACGTACACGGTTGTCTTCTACACCTTTGTTGTTTTTGAGTACTAGTAAGTCTTCAACTTCCAAGTGCCAAATTGGATAGTAAAGTGTTGCTGCACCATTGCGTACACCGCCTTGGCTACAACTACGTGTAGCACTTTGGAACATTTTATAGAAAGGAACAACACCTGTATGATAAGCATCACCTTTGCGGATTGGAGAACCCAGTGCACGAATACTTCCTGCACCAATGCCAATACCTGCTTTTTGACTCACATACTTTACAATACTGCTAGTAGTAGCATTAATGCTATCAAGACTATCACCAGTTTCAATAAGAACACAACTGCTAAACTGACGCTGAGGAGTACGAACCCCGGCCATAACAGGAGTAGGCAAACTAATGTCAAAGTTGCTAACAGCATCATAATATTCCTTTACCCAACGCAAACGTGTTTCTACAGGATAATCTGCAAACAGTGTTGCAGCAATCAACATATAAGCCATTTGCGGTGTTTCTTTAATTTCACCTGTTACACGGTTCTGCACTAGGTACTTACCACGCCACTGTTCCATTGCAGCATATGTGAAGTTTTCATCACGTTCGTGTTTAATGTAACTGTTTAGTTCATCCCATTCTTCAGCAGAATATTTTTCTTGCAATTCCGGATCGTACCATCCTTCTGACACATTACGTTCAATAAGTTCCGCAATATGACAAGGCTCAAACGAACCATAAACATTTTTTCTAATATGATAAACAATAAGGCGTCCTGCAACCCACTGATAGTTTGGAGTATCTTCGTCGATCAGTTCTGCAGCACTTTTAATAAGAGTTTCTTGAATGTCGCTACTAGTAATACCATTGTAAAAATGCAAGTTACTTTTCATTTCAACTTGACTCGGACTAACGCCATTAATATCTTTACATGCATAAAACACTACTTTGTGAAGTTTTTCGATATTAATTTCTTCTTTATCGCCGTTTCGTTTGGTTACTAGAATATTACTCATTGCGTCTCTGTCCTTAAAAAATGTATTGTTAGCAGGATTTCGTTCCTACATTTTATTATATAATGTCTTTGATTTTTGTGCTATAATTTATAGTGCACGTTTCATCGGTTGGTAATGTACTTATAACACCACGCTCGAAGTTAAGCAAGTACTTATTGTCAATTAGTGCACATAATCTTTGAAAACTTTTTTCTCTACATGTTAGATACAATAATTGATTTTCAATAGCAGGATTAGCATAATAAATTGTATAACTCATGCCAAGTGCTAAACTATCTTCACAAAAATCTCCCTGATGTAGCATTTCCCACGGCGTAGGCCATTGGGCTGAATTAACTGGATCGATTGCAATACTTACTAACGGTGCGGTTTGCCACCATGCAATAACAGTATTGCATACATCGAATATATTATTTGTATCAAGACTTTTACGGAAATCCCTCCACATACTCAATCGTTTGCTAGGAGGTTCAAACCAAGCCCTGTGATTTAACTGTTGTTCCAAAGTTGATATGTATACTTAAAGGTTGCTTGTAAATTGTCATTATCAGTGTATTGAAGTCTTAAAGTATCTGCTGTTGCAGTATCTACATTAAACACAATATCTACTGTGCCGGTTTGTTCAAAGTTATCTGATATTACACTAAAGCCAGTGTCGGTATCAGTACCAAATCTGATTTGACCAATTCTTAAACCATTTGCTGATTTCAATGTATAATTTAAAAAGGCTGTATTAGTTAGAGTAGTATCTAAAAACATCCCTGTATTTGCTAAATTACCATTTGCTGCTAATGTTTCAACTACAGGATCATTTGATATGTCACGTGACACTTCGACTTCGGAATTATATTTTACTGTAATTGCATCACCTAGTGCAGGCGGATTAGCAAACGTTAATGTTGCATATGTAAGCGAATAGTCAGCAGAGTTAACTTGTACATCATTTAAAAACACGGCTTTAATATTAGTAGGAGAACTTAACGAAACTGGTATGGAAAATGTATTTAATACACCATCGCCGGTTCCAACTTCTACTACATCATTACCGATATATAAGCGATGCACGTCAGTTGCATAACCTAACTCTGCTACATCTAATAATGGTAAATCTGCAAAATTACCTTGTCTAATTTGAATTTTACTAATACGTGTATCTGCCATCTTAATTTCCTCTATAACATATTTATGTTAAATTATAGAACTCTTCTACTCTTTTCGCCCACTTTGTTTCCCATTCTTTAAACTCTTCTGGACCTACTTCAAACAACTGCCAATTACAATCTCGACTGCACATAAAGATAGCAATGTTTTCAATTTTAGTACCATATAGTTCGTTGTGTGCTAGTCCATATGCAGCACCTTGCATAAAGTAATCGTCAATCCACTCACGCTTTTTAGGCTTGTTAGTTTGTTTAAAGTCCATAATTGTTGGCTTACCTTTGTACACACCAACCAAGTCAGTAGTACCAGCATACAATCCCGGATAACATAAGTTAACTTCGCTTCCCCAAACTTCTTGCAAATGTGGCTCAACATTTTTCTTTACTGTTTCTGCCATCATTTCTGCTTGTAGAATTCGTTCTCCGGTGTATTCTTCGTTTTTAACCCAGTACTCAAGTATGTTGTGCATAATTGTACCAACGTTTGCGGCTTCAGTTACAATTTCTTGTGCTTTCTTTTCGCCGACACGTTTTTTCCAATTAGCAAGTGCTTCACGTTTTTCACGTGGCTTTGTTTTGTCAAGGATTGTAGTAACACTTGGTACAGGATCACCAAATGGATTTTCATATAAACGTTTACCGTTTACACTTTTACGTTTGAATTCTTTATACGGGTAGGGGGAATTTAATGTTAACATTTAATAAATGTAACAGAAAACATAACAAATGTCAATAACTAATTACCCACTTAAAGGTTTTATTTGTTGTAGTATTAATCTGTTGATCTACAGTATAACCTAAGTTTTCAAAGTATTTTATTACTTGTTGCATTTGATCTGTTTTTGCACGGTCAGATGACGAACCTTCCCATACAGTATAATACGATACGCTATCTGGATTTGTTGCTGTAATAATATCGTTGTCGGTTAAACCTAAATCAGTATTTGCAGTACCAGTGCCTACAGTTAGTTGCCACGTTGTAGATTGTAGTGTAGTGTAAGTAATAACCAAATGATCAGTTGCTGACTTACTTGCAACGATACCAGTTAATCCTGCATCGTTGATGTCTGCAATAATGCTATTTAAGTTCGTACCTGTTGTGCCTAGTGTGATACTAGTTCCGTTCAGTTCTAGCGTAGGAGTACCGGTAATAGTAGGGTTTGCAACTGTGCCCGTAACTGTTACATCCGGAGTGCTTTCTGTCATTGCAGTACCGTCATCAACTACAGTTTGATACAATCCTGTTCCTGCATCATTTAAGATTTTTTCCATGAGATAGTTTATTTCACGAAATATAGTTAAATCTTGTCTCGCTTTAGAACGAGCCTCTGCTCTGTTGATATAGTATGTCATTTCATACCCTTTTTAATTTGTTTGGCAGCCATTTTAGATACAGTTGCATCGTCTTTTTGTTTAGGGGAATTAGGAATTGCTGTATCTAAAGTAACTTCTTCTCGGTTTGCTGCTCCTACTGCTTGAACTTTTTTTAATAAATCTAAAAGTGTTTCCATTTCGATGTAATAACCTGCTGCTTTTAACTTGGTTAAAAGTGCTTCAGTACTAATTTTAGTCAAGCCACGTGCTTTGGCACGAACAATAAGTTCTTCTACACCGTTTAGTACGTAGCCTTGACCTTCATTAGTTATTACTTCATTGATTAACATTTATTTAGATCCAATTCGTCCTTTCCAAGGATAACCTTGGTGATCTTTACCACTGCCATATCCTCTATTACCTGCTTCTGCATCTCTGTCCATTTTCATAGTAGTTGGAGTTTTACGAGCCGCATACCCAGGTTTAGTGTCTGGTTCAAATGTGCCATCTTGATAATCGATATAACCTCGTGGAACAGCCAGGCCGGGGTTCTTTGGTCTTCCAGTTTTTGCATCCCAAGCAATGTTATCAGCATTGCTTCTAGGTCTTACATATGAATCTAATTCGTTAATTAAATTTAAAAATTGTTCTTTAGTAATTTGACCGGCTTCAAGCATGTTAAACACACGACTCTTAGCCTCTAAGAACTTTTTTTCTTTTAATGCTTGTGCCTCCATCACGTCGACACCTTCTTTCATTTCACGACCAGTTGTGTTATCTTCGCCTGCCGCTGCTGGATCTACATCAAATTCGTCGCCCATGTCTAAGTCTGCGTCCATATCCATTTCTGGCTCCATGCCCATGTCTGTTGGCATAGGTGTTGCAGGTGCTTGTCCACTTGCTGCTAGTGTAGCATTTTCCATTGCTTCTTTTGCTGCTTTTGCTTGATCTAAGAACGCACCAAGTGCTGCTTCTGCTGCAGTGTTAAATGCTTCAGCAACTTCAAATCCAATTTGCTCTTTCATTGCATCAACAATTGGCATAAGTTCTTGTACTTGCATTTCTGCTAAGTCTTCGACCATCTTCTGTACTTTGTCAACCATTTCTCTGGCTGCTAGTAGTACTTCTGCTTGCTCTAAATCTGCTGCTTCTTTAACTTTTGTTTTCACTTTGCCTTCTGATCTAACAGGTGCTACTTCATTAATATATG